GAAGTGGTGGTGGTGGAGCAGGTTGCGGTCATGCAACTGCCGGTGTGGGGGGTGGAAGTGGGTCTGCTGGTGTTGTAGTTATTCGATATTTAACTGATAACTAATCAGAGTTAAAAATGAGTCATTTTGCAGAAATAGAAAATAATATAGTCAAAAGAGTTATTTTAATTGAACAAGAAGAGTTAAACACTGGTAATTGGGGTGATCCAAGCAATTGGATTCAAACTTGCCCATACACCAGAGGAAATAAATGTTATGATCCAATAACAAATCAGTTAATTGACAGAACCCCATTTAGAAAAAATTTTGCATGTATTGGAATGATTTATGATAGTCAAGCAGATGCTTTTTATTGGCCCGAACCACCATTAAATGGATTTATTTTAAGCGCAGAAACATATGAATGGGTTGTGCCATTTCCACCACCAGACGATGGTAATGATTATATTTGGGATCAAGAGTCTTGCAATTGGGTTATAAATACCATTACTAACTAGAAAATAAAAATATGCCAATTAGAATTCAACTCAGAAGAGGTTTAGCGTCAGAGTGGACTGTTGCTAATCCAACATTATATACTGGCGAACCCGGAATTGAAACCGACACTGGTAAATTTAAAATCGGTGATGGTGTTACTGCATGGAATGATTTGAGGTATTCTGCCGGTGGTGCAACAGGGTTGACTGGAGCTACTGGTTCTGGTGCTACTGGAGTAGCTGGTCCAATGGGACCAACTGGACCTGCTGGAGCATCAGGGTATGGTTCAACAGGAGCAACTGGAACTGCTGGTGCAACTGGTTCTGGAATTTTAGGTGGTATTCCTTATATTTTTAGTACAAATGTTACAAGAGGCGATCCCGGTTCTGGTTATATTAGATATAATAATGCTGCTGCCGCATCTGTAAGTAATATTTTTATTGATGTTAACGATTCATTTAATAATTTACAATCAACATGGTACAGTTCATGGGATTCAAGCACAAGTAGAACTAAGGGTTATCTAACAATCCAAAATAGAAATCCCGGAAACGTATTTACTACTTTTAGAATTACTGGAAACGTAATTAATGTGGCTGGTGGATATTTTGATATTCCAGTATCATATGTTGCTGGATCTAGACCATTAGACACAACTCCAGTTATATTAATGTTTAATAAATCTGGTGATATTGGTTCTGGTGCTACTGGAGCTACAGGTTCTGGTGCAACTGGTCCAGCAGGTCCAAAAGCTGGAATGATTTATAGATTTAGCACTTCGACTGCTGCATCAAACCCCGGCACTGGATTCATTAAATTAGATGGTGGTGCGTTTATATCTGCTGGTAATATTTACATTAATAATTCTGATGCTGCAAATTTCTCACAAGCAAATTGGATCAATTCGTGGTCTGCTGCTGTTGGAAGCACAAAAGGATATGTAACATTAACCAATAGAAGCTCCACAAATAATACATTTGGTTTGTTTAGGATTACTGGTAATGTAGTGACTGTGGATGCATCATCAACTGGTTACAAGAGAGTTCCAGTTACAGCAGTAAGTTATGGAACAATGTTTGCAGACCAAGATTATTTGGCAATCACATTTGATAGAGCAGGTGATTCTTTGCCGGGGTCTACCGGAGCAACTGGACCATTTGGAGCAACTGGTCTAACTGGTGGTATTGCTACAATTGGTGCTGTTACAGATAGGAGCATTCCAGTATTTGATGGTGTGACTGGAAATAATGTTCTAGCGACTAATGTTACAATTAGTACCGATAATAAATTTGCAAACACAACCAGCAATCCTATCACAATTCCAGTATTGTCTGCAAACTTGACCAATATGAGTAACATTAGTGACTCAAGTGGTGTTAAGTTTGAAGTTGGCTATAGAAGTATGCCACAAAATGCAAAGTCCAGTAGTTATACTTTAACATTATCAGATGCCGGAAAACACATTTATGTGTCTGGTCTTGGTCCATACACAATCACAATTCCATCAACATCAGTTGCATTCCCAATTGGAACTGTTGTGTCAATTTTGAATTTTACCACTAATACAATGACAATTACACCAACAGGCGCAGATACAATGACACAAACTGGATCATTGAATGTTGGTTCTAGATTATTGACTGTAAATGGTATGGCAACTGTAATGAAAGTTGGCGCAACTTCATGGGTTATTTTTGGAAGTGGTCTGAGTTAATGTCTGGAATATTGGCTTCTTTGGTTGGTGGTATTAGTGTTGAATATGGTACTCCAATGTCTGGTGGATATTTTGCTGGATACTTTTCTGCTACTGCAAATGGTATAGCAACACATAAATTAATAATTTCACCAAAATCATATGAATTAACTAGCAGCAATGCTGGAAATGTGGCTGATATGAAAGCAGGTGCTACTTCAGTATATGACGGTTTGTCTAATACAAATATTATGGTTGCTGCTAGAACTGGATCATTTAATTATCCTGCCGCAGAATATTGTAGAGGGTTAAATATTGGTGGTTATACTGACTGGTATTTGCCATCATATTATGAGATGGATATTGTTTATTTTTCATTAAAACCATCCACTCAATTAAATAGCACAGCACCCGGATCTAGTGGCTTTAAGTACGGTACACCATACGCACCTTTTGCTAATTTATATTCTCCTTTTGTTGGTGGAAATAATCCATATAGTGTGCCGAGTAGAAGCGGGATATATTATAGCGCAGGATCACCATCCAGAACTTCATCTTTACTTTTTCAAAGTCCAAGCGGAGCACAATGCTTCAATATCGCTGTAAGTTATAGGACAAGCACTCAAGCAATTGATACAATTAATAGAGGATTGATTTTTTCTAGAATTATGACCAACGGTACTACTAATTTATCACTTCATCAAGTAACTAGTGGATATACTACAAGAGCAATTAGGAAAGAACCAGTTTAAGGAATAAAAATGTCTGCTACAAAACCAGCAACTAGACAAGAACTAATTGATTATTGTTTGCGTAAACTTGGTCATCCTGTACTTGAAATTAACATTGATGATGATCAAGTTGAAGATAGGATTGATGAAGCTATTGATTATTATCAACAATACCATTATAATGCTATTGAAAACCTTTACATGAGTGAACAAATCACTGCTTCTACAATGACAGTAGAAGCAAATGGTCTTAATGTAACTGTTGGAGAGGTATTAACTGGCGCTACTTCTGGAGCAACTTGTATTGTTTATGCAATCTCTACGGATACTGTAGTTAAAGTAATTGATTTTACAGGAACATTCGTAGCAGAAGAAACCGTTGTTGGTGGATATAGCGCAACAAATTTAACTCTAGTGTCTGTTGTTTTGGGTAATTATGATAATAAGTATATTACTCTACCTGAGTCGGTAATGGGAATTACTAGTGTATTGCCATTTACAAATACAACAAATGGTATTGATCTTTTTGATGTAAGATACCAGATTATTCTAAACGATTTATATTCTATTCAATCAACTGATATTATATACTATAATCAGGTAAAAACTGAATTAGAATTAATCAATCAATTATTGGTAGGACAAAAACAAACGACATTTAATAGAAATCAAAACAGGCTATATATTCATATGGACTGGAGAAATGACGTTGCAATTGGAAACTATATTGTTATTCAAGCACAAAAAATTCTAGATCCAGCAGATGCACCGGGAATTTATAATGATTACTTTTTGAAAAAATTCGCAGTTGCATTATTGAAACAACAATGGGGAACAAATCTTAAAAAGTTTGATGGAGTTATGCTTCCGGGTGGAGTGACCCTAAATGGTCAGAAGATTTATGATGAAGCAACTCTAGAATTAGAAGCACTAGAGAAAGAAATGCAAGAATCATTCCAAGAACCAGTTAATTTTTATGTTGGTTAAATATTCTTGCACATAGGCATTATATCAAAGATCAAAAACTCTGTCAATAGAAAAGTAACTCAAAATGTCAATTAATCATTACTTTCAGTCTGGCATACCTATGGGTAGGTCATCTGAGCAAATGCTTGTTGAAAACATCATCATTGAGTGTTTGAAAATCTATGGATTTGAGGTATACTATGTGCCGAGAACGGCAACAGGATCAGATTTTGTTCTAAATGAAGAGACTTACAAATATAGCATTTCATTTGGACTAGAAGCCTACATGTCAAATGTCATGGGATTCCAAGGTGAAGGGGATCTTTTGTCCAAGTTTGGTGTTGAGCTACGAGATTCTGCTACATTTATTATTGCCCGACAGAGATGGGAAGATGTTGTAGAAAGAACAAGAAATGACTTCATTACATTGGCAGAAAGACCCGTCGAAGGCGATATTGTATACTTTCCATTGACCAAATCTTATTTTGAAATTAGAAAAGTAGAAAGTAGAAATCCATTCTTCCAGATTGGAAAAATGCATGTCTATGAGTTGCATTGTGAATTGATGCAGTTCTCATCTGAGATTATTGATACTGGTAATCCAGAAGTCGATGCAATCGACGCAACCAGATCAGTTGATATTCTGAACTTTGAACTTACTTTGGAAGATGGAAACAGAGCATTGCTAGAATACTACAATGATTCTGCTCTAGTGTTAGAGAGTTATTTGATAGATGAATTGAAAATCATTTCTCAAAACGATGTATTTACTCAAAACATTGATGTTCTAGATTTTTCAGATAAAAACCCATTCGGAGAGGTATTTAGGTAATGTTAAATACCGGCAAGTTTTATTGGGGTACAATTAGAAAAGCTATTATCGCTTTTGGTAATTTATTCAAATATATCTCTATCGAAAAGCATGATAGCGATGGTAATCTTTTACAAACAATAAAAGTTCCATTGTCGTATGCGCCAAAACAAAAGTTTTTGGCTAAGATTCTACAACAAGCAAATTCGACTGACGCTCCAATCCAAATCGTAATTCCTGCCATGGCATTTGAGATGGTAGGAATTCAGTATGATCCAAACCGAAGAATCAGTTTGGTTCAACAAAATAGAAGCGTGACTATTGATAGAAATACACTTTTAACTCAGTACGCACCTTCACCATACAACATTGAAATTGCTTTGTATATGTATGCTAAAAACCAAGACGATGCACTTCAAATCATTGAACAGATTTTACCATACTTTAATCCAGATTATAATTTAACATTAAAAGCTATTCCAGATTTAGATATTAAGAATGACTTGCCAATCATATTGAATTCTTTGACCTTCGATGAACAATACGAAGGTGATTTTGATAATAGAAGATCTATTGTATGGACTTTGAATTTCACAATTAAACTTAACTTCTTTGGCCCGATTAATAAAGTTGGTCCTATTAAACGTGTTATTGCCAATATGTATTCTGATGCGGCAATGTCGAACTCTCTGGTCAATTACTCGGTGGAAGTTAATCCATTTACGGCTGGACCAGAAGATTCGTATACGTTTATAGAAACCTTTGAGGAATTTTAGTGAAAATTGATGAAAATTTGAGCAAGATATTTAATATCGAAATGGAAGAAAAGAAACCTGCTCCTGTTGCTGTAATCGACACCAATCAATCGGATTTTGATTTGGCTAGGTCTACCCTCAGAGATCTTATCAGTAGAAATGATGCAGTTATTGAGGATTTGGTAAGTTTAGCTAGAAGTTCCGAACACCCACGCGCATACGAGGTCGCTGGACAATTAATTAAAACGCAAGCAGATATTGCCAAAGATTTGTTGGGAATCTATAAACAAAAGAAAGATGCCGAAGACAAGGCAAGTATAAAGACCCAAAACAATATTGTTTTTGCTGGATCGACGAGTGATCTATTAAAAATGATAGCAAGCGAAAGAAGCGCAGTCAAAGATATTAATTAATGGAAAATAAAAATTCCTACAATGGTAACCAGTCGCTAAAACAGATTGGTTATGAGATTCAGTACACCCAAGAAAATGTAAGAGAAATCCTCGCTTGCAAGGATGATCCTTTATATTTTATAAAAACATATTGTAAAATTATTTCTCTGGATAGTGAACTCTTAATTCCATTTAAGCTATATCCATATCAAGAAAGATTTATTACTGCCATGAATGATAATAGGCGCATTATTTCAATGCAGCCTCGGCAGTCTGGTAAATCTCAAACTGTAGCAGCATACATCCTTTGGTATACTCTATTCAATAATAATAAATCAGTAGCTATTTTGGCGAACAAATCTGCTGCTGCCAGAGAGATCTTGTTTCGTTATCAATTAATGTATGAGAATCTTCCTCTTTGGATGCAGCAAGGTATTAAAACATGGAACAAAGGTGACGTTGAATTAGAAAATGGATCTAAAATCTTAACTGCCGCCACATCAAGTTCTGGTATTCGGGGTAAATCCGTAAACTTGCTATATGTGGACGAGGTTGCAATTGTAGCAAATAATATTGCCGATGAGTTTTTCACATCCGTTTATCCGGTGGTTTCTGCTGGTAACACCACTAAAATTATTCTGACTTCTACACCATTAGGCTACAACCATTTTTGGAAATTTTGGAATGAGGCAGAACAAGGAATCAATGGGTTCTGTCCAGTTCGTGTTGATTATTGGGAACATCCAAACCGCGATGCTAAATGGGCAGAAGAACAAAAGGCATTGTTAGGTGAAGTAAAATTCAACCAAGAAGTAATGAATGCTTTCTTGGGATCAAGTTATACACTCTTGTCCGGGGAAGTGATTGCTAGATTGTCTGCCAAACCATTTATTCATTCCAAAGATGGTCTAGACATTATTGAAGAACCATTGGCAAAACACGCATACTTTATTACCGTTGATACCTCAAGAGGTGTAGGTGGCGACTACTCTGCGTTTACCGTTGTAGATACTACAGAATTTCCTTACAAAGTAGTTGCTAAATATAGAGACAACAAGATAAGTCCATTACTATATCCGACTATCATTCACAAGATAGCCTCTGATTATAATAAAGCGTTAGTATTAATTGAGATCAATGATATTGGTCAACAGGTAGCAGATATTTTACATCACGATCTAGAATATGAAAATATTATGTGGGTTGGTCATGATGCAAAATCGGGGCAGTATTTATCTTCCTCTGGAAGATCGTCGATAAGAGGTGTTCGTACTACAAAACAAGTAAAAAGAATTGGATGTGCAACTTTAAAATCTTTAATAGAATCTAATAAATTATTAATTTTTGATTCTGATATTATTTTTGAATTTTCAACTTTCGTAGAAAAAAATGGAAGTTATGAGGCAGACGAAGGGTATCACGATGATTTGGTGATGCCATTGGTGTTATTTGCATGGGCAACTAATGATCTTTTGTTTAAAGACATGACAAATGCCAATAACAGGCAAGCGTTGTATAGTTCCCAAATCAAGCAAATTGAGGAAGAAATGACACCTTTTGGTTTTATTGTGGATGGGCAAAATCAAGAGGATGCTTTTGTGGTTGAGGATGGTGATCTATGGTTGAGTGATAAATATCAGGGGGATCTGGCTAGATTTATGAAAGAAGGGGCATTCTAATACGAAAACTGAATTTTCATAAATATAGATAAACATTTTATGTACATAAGGAGAACAGGATGGCTTTCCAGCTTTCACCCGGAGTTTCAGTAACTGAAAGAGATCTAACATCAGTAATTCCCGCAGTCGCAACTACTGCTGGTGCATTTTGCGGAGCCTTTCAATGGGGTCCAGCCTATGAAGTTGTTCCGATTGATTCGGAAAATACACTAGTAGACAGATTTGGTAAGCCAAACGATACTGTTTATGAGTCATTTTTCACAGCAGCAAATTTCCTTTCTTATGGAAATAACCTACAAGTTGTAAGAGCTATTGGTGCTAATGCTACTAATGCTAAATCAAATGCGACTTCAACTGCCAACGTATTAATCACAAACCAAGATTCTTACCTTTACAATTATGTAAATGGTGAAATCTCAGCTAATGCCGGTCCATTCGTTGCAAAATATGTTGGATCAATGGGCAATTCGTTAAAAGTTTCATTGGCTGATGCTAACACCTATTCATCATGGGCATACAAAGATATTTTTGATTCTGCACCAAGCACATCAACATCAGTTTCTTCTGTTAGTGGATCACACGATGAAATGCATATCATCGTTATTGATGAGGATGGATTATTCTCTGGTTCAGCTAATACCGTTTTGGAAAAGTTCCCGTTCGTTTCAAAAGCAAGAGATGCTAAAAACTTTGATGGTTCTTCTGCCTATTACAAAAATGTAATTAATGATCAATCAAAGTATTTATGGTGGACTGGTCATCCATCAACAACTGGTAATGTCACAAGTTGGGGTTCTGCCGGTCAAGGTGTTCAATTCGGAAATCTAACATCAAACGTCACCATTTCA